GAAAAACCGTACTGAAGCAGGTTCCCGGCAAGCATTTCCTCCGCAAGGCCCGCAACGCCGTCCGGCGGAAGGTCGATGCGATGCTTCAGGACATGATGGGGGACCCGCATTATGGCAAGCGCCGTTGATTTTGAAATCGTCCTGTTGCGGACGCTGCGGGAGGATGCGGGCTTGTCCGCGCTGGTTGGGAACAAGGTTTTCGCGCTGGTGATCCCGCAGGGGACAAAACTCCCATGCATCACGTTCCAGCGCATCGGCGGGATGCCCGCAAATACGCTGTCCGGGCATTCCGGCTTGGAAGAAATCGACCTTCAGATCGACGTATGGGCGCGGGACTATGACGAGGCAAAAGCCATTGCCAAGGCCGTTCGTGCCGCCATGCCGCCAAGCGGCCCGCGGTTCAGCGCGCATCTGATCGAGGATCAGGATTTGTACGAGGACGGGACGAATTACTTCCGCGTGAACATGGAGTTCAAGGTCTGGTTCCTCGAAACCGAATAGGAGATTGAAACATGCCCAACAAACAGATTGCGGTCGGCGCCAGAACCAAAGTCCTGATGGACGTGGAAACGTCCTACGGCGTGGCTCCGACTACGCCGGGGGGTGTCCTCCTCCCCATCAACTCGTTTTCCCTGAAGCCGTCCCGCGCCAAGAACACCCCGGGGACGCTGACGGGCCGCTATGACCCGGCGGAACCCTTTGACGGGAACCTTGAAGTGTCCGGCGGCGTTGTCGTCCCGGTTGACGCACGGGCTTTCGGCCACTGGCTCAGGGCTATGTTCGGCGCTCCGGCCACGACCGGGACGGGAGAGCCCGCCGCCGCGCCGTTTACCCATGTCTGGAAGTCCAACAAGGACATGCCGTCCCTCGTCATGCAGGCCACCTATGGGGACATCTACGGCCAGTTTGTAGGCTGCAAGGTGTCGTCTCTGGCTATGCAGGCGGGCGGCGACGGGGAATTGACCGCCACGGTCAACATGCTCGGGCGCGATGCCGATTATGTGGATGCCGACTACAACGCCGGCGCCCCGTCCGTGGCCATGAAGCGGTTCAACAATTTTCAGGGTTCCCTGTTGAGCGGCGGCGCGGAGATCGGCGTGGTTACTGATTGCAGCCTCAATATTGATTTCGGGCTGGATTCGAGCATCCGCAAGCTCGGCGATAAGGGGCGGGTCTATGATCTGCCTCAGGGCGTCATGGCGGTTACCGGCAGCCTCACCGTGTTCATCACGGACAAGACCCTGCTCATGAAGGCCAAAAACAGCGAGGAACTCAGCCTTGATCTGTCGTTCGCCATCGATGAGGGTAACAAGCTGACGTTTAGCGTCCCGGAAGTGCAGCTCAGTTATGACGGCCCGACCGTGGACGGCCCCACGGGTATCAAAATGGATCAGAGCTTTTCGGCCTACTACAACGACAACGCGGATAACGCCTCTGTCGTCGTTACCCTCGTCAATGACGTGGAATCCTATTAACCATCAATTTAAAAGGAAAACACCATGCGTACCGTTACTCTTTCCGGTCAGGACTTCATTGTGAACCCGCTCAAGGGCAAGGACATCAAGGCGCTCAAGGCGCAGGGCTTCGACCTTATGGGCGGCGGGTATTCGATTTCCGAGGGCATGGACGCGGTGTTCGCCACCGCCGGATTCGACGCGGCCACCACTGACGAATTGCCCTTCCCCGACATCCTCGCCCTGCACAAGGCCATCGTGAACGAAACCTTTGGCGTGGCGGAAGAAGAAAAAAACTAGCGGCGGTCTGGGAGTGGCTTTCCGGTGAGGGTGCGGAATACTGCGCCACCTGCCGGAAGGCCTCCCGGAACCGCGACGATCTGGATTGCGAAGAGTGCGAGGGGCGTTGCCCGGATCTCATGCCGGAGAACGCCGAGGCATGGGAACTGCTCCAGGCGGGTGCTACCCAACTCCGCATGTCCGGCATGGGCGGCCCGGTGGGGTTCGATTACAACGCGCTGGCGCTGGTGGCGGAAGCTTTCGGCATCGATCTGACGCCCGGCATGTGGCAGAAGGTACAGGCCGTGGAAACGGTCATCCGCCGCAACGCCGCGAAACAGGCTGAAAAAACGCAACAGGCTTCCGCATCCACGCGGTGAGCGGTTCATTGACAACGGCATAGCGATTTTTGCGGATGGAAAGGGCCGGGATGTGAGGTCCCGGCCCGGTTTGTTTAGTGGAGCTTGCGGACGGTTTCGGCCATCCACAGGATTTCGTGTTTTGTGGCCTGCCCCATGAAGAGGAAGGGCAGGGCGTTACGGGTGAGGTGGAAGAAGCGTTGCCTGTTCCCGGCGGCATCGATGCGGGCATCCGGGATGAAGGCCGAGGCCGCGAAGTCCGGCGGGAGGATTGACCGAACCCGGTCTATGTCCCGCATGAGCTTGGCGTGCTTGCGCTGCATTCCCTTGGCGGCGTCGAGGGTGGTGAGGCCGCTCATTGTGCGCCCCTCCGCATGAGTTCTTCCCCGGCGATGTGGGCGGAAGCGTACCGTTCCATTGCTTCCATCGTGTGGCAGGTGGCGGAAAAAAGGGACTGGATGCCGTAGTTCATGCCGTTTGCGAACGGCTTCAGGTTGTCCGGCATGGCATTGCCGGGCATCCAGTAGGCATCGCGCAGGCAATGTTCCAGTTCTGAACCGACATTGAAGA